ATGCTCTAAACTTGTCTAAACTTTCTGGTGTAAATTTATCTAGATCAATCTTACCAAACGGTGTATCTAGTTTTTCTCTCTGAGCCTTTGCAGCCTCTGCTAAAGCCTTCTCAGTCTGTGCTCCTTTCAATCCAAGCTCTGCTTGAGTCTTAAGTGACGAAGCTTTAACATCTTCATACTTAGCTGCTGCTACGATAGCTTTGTCAATCATACCTCTGGACTGATAAGCATTAATCAATGCAGGGTAGAGTTGTTCAGAGTCAGTGAAGTCAACACCACTATCCTTTAGTTCTTTGAAGATAGCTTCTTGCTGTGCTGCTTCCTTCAGCCTAGGATCTTCGATACCGAACAAACCACCTAAAGCTCTACCAGCTTGTCTACCACCCTGTAGAGCTACTCTTGTTAGTTGCTGCTCAGGACTAAGCTGTGCTAACTTAGCAGTGATTGCCTCATCCTCCTGAGCGATACCAGCCTGTGTCTGTGCTAGGCTAGGTCCAAATAAACTCATTTGTTGCTGTGCCATTATGTTTCCTTAGATAAACAGACCAATGTCTTGATTACCGTATCCCAAGCCAGTACCAAACCCTAAAGAGTTTATGTTACCTGCTGCGTTAGGATTGAATAGATTGCCTAGAGCACTACCAACAACACCACCTAAGGCATTAGAGCCACCACTACCACCTAATAAGCCTTGTGCTAGTTGTTGGTTAGCACCTGATCTAGCTGCTGTAGCTTGTAGTTGTCTTGCTAACAAGTCTTGTAACCCTTGACGCTGTAGTGCTGTGCTGCCAACTAAACCTTGCTCAGCAGCTCCTATACCTCTTCCAGCTAGGTTAGCCTGTGATGATATACCCTGACCAAGGATGTTAGCTCTGTTGGTTAAGCCTTGTTGTGATACACCTAACCCAGCTTGTTCAAGTGCTAACTGGTTCAACAAACCTTGTTGTTGTAGATTACCGTAAGTACCGATACCTTGTTGAGCTAACTGACCTGCTTTGGTACGTAGTGCAATCTCGTTCTGCAAACCTTGTGTCTGTAAGCCTGTAAGGTATTGCTGTCTTGCTAAATCATTAGCAAACTGTTGTTGTGCTGCTTGAGATCCGAACTGTCCTAACTGAACAGCAGGTTGTAGTGCAGCAGTGCCTTGGCTTAGTAGTGTACCACGTTCACCTAATGCAGCCTGCCTAGACTGTAGTTCACGTTGTAGTTGCTGCTGTGCTATAGCCTGTTCTTGAGCTAACAACTCTGGTGATGTACCACCATAAGCAGAACCACTTACACCCAATCTTCCTTGAGCACGTAAGCGTTCTTCAGTGGCTAGGCGTTGACGTTGTTGCTCTGGTGATGACAACGCAGATAGCTTGTTGTAGTAGTCTTGAGATAACTGATCAACATTAGTTAAACCAGCTTGCTCAAAAGACTGCTGTGAAGCTCTTAGAGCAGCATTCTGAAGATCTGTTCCTGGTTGTCCGAATAGATTACTGGTAACACCGTAAGGTGTGAACTTACCAACATTCCTAGCAGCTTCATCAGCAAACTGGTTGTACGTTGTTCGAACATCACCAGCCATACCGCTAAACTGTTGTCCTAGTTGGTTGTATTGTCCTTGTAGATTAGAACCTAAACCACCTAAGTTAGCTGCAATACCTTGTCCTAGACCAGCGTATCGACCTCCTAAGAGATCCATCTGATTAGCATAGGTATCACCTAATGTTGTATACGTATCACGGACATTCTGGCCTAACTGGTTATACTGTCCTTGTATACCTTGATACCCTGTCTGTAGATTACTAGCTAATTGGTTATACTGTTGTTGACTTAGTTGTCCAGACGCTAACAAAGCATCAGCAGCTTGTTTAGCCTGTGCATAACCAACACCAGCATTGATTAGTTGACCTAGTACATTAGCTTGGTTACCGCTAGTGATACCTGTCAGCAATGATGATGCAATCTGTCCTAAACCAGTACCAAGTCCCTGAGCAATACCAGTACCAATAGAACCTAAACCAGCTCCTAGACCACTAAATAGACTACTTGTATCTGTAGCAACATTAGGTACTGTGTTATTGATAACATCCTGTACAGCACCTTGACCTGTGGTGTTAAGTGTTGCTAAAGTACCCGCACCTAAACCACCTGCAATAACTTCAGGAGGAATGGTTGATACAACATCTGTTGGTAAACGAGTGCTGGATACCTCTACAGTTCCTGCTGAGGGTGTTGTATCCAACCCAGTTGGTGTGGCATCAACAGCAGACATTGTGTCTAAACCACTTGATGTTAAACCAACTGATGGTGTTCCTGACAACAAACCACCAGCAGTTCCTGTCACACCAGGGGTGATAGTACCTCCACCACCAACAACATTACCTGTGCTGGTTACCGCACCTGTAGCGGCTGCATCAGCGGCTGTGGTAACTCCAGCAGCGATAGCATCAACAACTGGAAGACCAGCAGCAACACTACCAGAAGCTACATCAGCAGCAACAGCAGCTAATGCTGAGTTACCAGTAGCAGCTAGTGTCTGAGTATACGCTGTTGTTGCAGCCTGTGATGCTGCTCCCTCTACACCAGCAACAGCAAGGTCAGAAGCACCTGTAGCGGCTGCTGTAGAGCCTGCTGTAGCTCCTAAACCCCCAAGTAAATTACTAGCGCCTATTGCACCTCCAACAACTCCTAAAGCCTGTAACCAGCCTTGAGCATCAGAAGGATTAGGTGTTGCTAGCCTTGTTGATGTTGGTACACCATAAGCATCATACTGTTGTACAACTAGTTGATTACCCTGAGAACCAACAACTTGCTCTGTTGTGACATCTTCGCCTTTATCTAACTGTCGTATATTACCAGTATCACCGAAAGTTCGTTGTACCGTACCAGTTAACATAGTACCTAAAGGAACACCAGCAGCTCTAAAGTAATCTTGAGTCTCTGATGTAGACAGGTTTAAGGCTTTACTGATAGCAGGTAGATCTAAACCGTACTGTTTAGCTGCTAACTGAACAGCTTGTGGGTCATTGCTGTTCCGGTTGATAAAGTCAGATACAGAAGGTATCGTAACTTGCTGTCCTGTCTTCAGAGCACTGATAATGTACTCATCGGTATTCTTAAACGAATTAGAAACATCGTCTAACGATGCTTTACCATTGTTAACCTGATCAACCCAATACTGTAGACCACCAGCATCAGGAGACCTCTGTAGCATAGTTTGATAAAGATTAGTGAGATCTGAAGTTACTTGATCAAAAGCAGTTCTAGCTTGATCTACTGAAGGTACTACCTCTAAATCACCTTCAACCTGCCTAAATCCAGTATTCTGCTGAATAGCCATTATATGACCCTACCTGTTTTAACAAATACGTCCAATTGTTGAACGGAGATTGTTTCTGTTGCTATGTTAGCTTCAATACCTATCTGGAATACACCACCAGTACCACTAATCTGTCTTTCTATTTTACGAACAGATAGACCAGTGTTGTAACCTGTGTTGTATTCATCAATGTTGTATTGAGCAATGTTGTACTCAGCACGAACTATTGTAGGTAGTGTGTATTGACTGCTTTTGTAGCTATTACTGTAATCTGTAGCCCATCGAACATTGATAGTGGTGTTGTTACCACCAATAAGAAGCATGGTCATCTTCTTAAGTATCTTAAATATTCCTGGTGTTTGAGCATCAATGTTTGAAGTATAGTAAGAAAACGTATATGCTGTTCCATTGTCGCTTGCACCAGAGTATTGAGCTATATAACCCGTTCTGCTAAAGTACAATTTACGATCACTGGTAGCACAAAACGATATCGGTGCTATTGTCCATGTAGTGACCTTACAGGAACCATCCTGTAGCCTTGATTTAACATCAAAACAATAGATCATCTTTCTTGAAGGAAGACTTAATAAGTAGAAACCATCAGCATCTGAGTAAACAGACTTGATGTTGTCATCATTACCATTGGTAGCAATGTCAGTGATCAAATCATTCTTGACATTACGAGAGATATCAAAGATCGGATTAGACTTCTCTTGAATAACCCTAGCTAGACTCTTAACACCACTATCGGACAAGAAGAAGATATCAGTGCCTACATCTTGTACTGTATCTCTGCTGATACAACCAACACCATCAATGACTTCAACCAATGATAGGTTTGTTGTTGGGTCATTCTGAGCACCACTGTATATGATGATAGACCGACGACAGAAGATGATAAGATAACCGTTAAAGGCTGCTAAGGCTGTGATAGTATCAGTGCCGTTAGTCAATACTTTCTCAATATTGACTGAACCTGCTGTACCTCCTGTCCAAGCAAAACCCTGTAGCGAATCTGACCACGTAACTGTACGTTTATCAGTGCTTGTGTCCGCAACCCATAGACGACCAAAAGCACTTAACACTTCATTAGCTAAGGGTACAGTACCACTGTAGCTACCATAAGCGGACATCAGTGAGTAAGTATTGGTACTGTGTACATAGATTAGTGGATTATGGTTACGTTGAAAAAAGTAAGTAAACCCATTGAAATCTACTGCTTTCCAGTTCTGTGCTGTCCATGTAGTACCAGTATACTTCAAGGTTAATGATGTTGTACCTGAATAGATCTTGTTATCACCAATACTAAGAATCTCTTTTGATCCATCAGTCTTGATGACTTCTTTGATCATCGAAGGCTCAGTGCTGTTGAATCCAGAAGAAGTATTGACCTTGACCCAACCACGCCTAGAAGCAATACGACCAAACTGATCAATAACAGCATTCTCTGCCTTAAGAGCATATTCTTTAGGTAGTGTAACAGAAGAGTCTTGGGTATTAAGACCAAAAAAACCAGGGGCAACAACTGTTACTGGTTTAAGTTGATCAGCCATTATACTGCATCCCAAAGAACTAAATCACTCTCTCTACCAGCTTCAATAGAGATGTAATTAGCCATCGCTTTACGATAAAGATCTGCTTGCTGATCAGATAAACGACCACCATCTTCACCACGTTCATTGATAGCACGTAGATAAGCACCCTGGATAACTAGATCAGAAGGTACATAGATAACATCAGTATCGTTAACAAGATCTGCTTGAGGTACGATACAATCAAACTTCAGTGTGTATACTGCATCTGGAACAGGATATACATCAACGGACAACACACCAGCAGAGCTTGTCGTAGCCATCGCATAACTGCTAGGACGACCTGTAGGAGCACTAAGAACATTCAAATACATGTTCATCTCTGCTGCTGATAGTTGACGTAGATACCAGTGTGCAGCCGGTATGTAAGCATCTTCAATCTTAGTTCTTAGATTAGAACCAGACAAAGCATAGTTAGTTGTTGATGCTGCTGTAGTGACTGTAATGGTTTGACGAAGCACAGACCAGTTCCAAGCATCTTCAACTTCTTTCTTAGCTTCATTGACCATATCACCAATGAGTTTAGAGTAGTCACTTTGAATAACTGTAACTACTTCATCCTCACGTATGCGTCTAAGAACGCCATTAACACAATCAAGAAATGTAGCCATTACCATTTCACCTTATTGGCCCAGTAAGCCGCTGACATCTTACCTTTTGAGATGTTTTCTGCATGACGAGCTTTAAAGGCTTTGTTCCTTGCTGAACCTTCAGGAGAACCTTTAATACCTTGTTGTCCGAAGCGAATCGTCTTAACTTGATCACCGTCCTTTGCAACAACAATGTGAGATTTCGTAGGATGGTCCGGTGTACGCTTCGGTTTGTTGTACCCAGACACTCCTGCCCTTTCCAATCTAGAGTCTTTCATTTCTTCTTAGCAGTTTTAGCTGCCTCCTTGAAATCTTTAGCTGTTGGAGCACCTTTACTTCCAGGCTTCTTCATCTTCTCACCAGAGCCTTCAGCAATACGCTTACGCTTGGCTTGGATGTTAGCGTATAGTCCTGGTTTCACTTGGTTCTCTTTGCTTCTTTGGCTTTCATCATACACTTACCAGCTTTCTTGCACTTAGCTGGAGTAGGACATCCTGGACAGGGTTTCATCATTTCTTCTTTCCTTTCTTCTTAGCCATACCAGCCTCTGATAAGGCAATAGCAACTGCTTGCTTACGTGACTTAACTACAGGACCGCCTTTACCGCTATGCAGAGTACCTTCTTTGTACTCACGCATAACTTTCTCAATCTTCTTTGGTTTTTGTTTCATCTTTCTTCCTTCCAAAGATCATCTGTACTGTATCTGTTTCCCATATCCTGATTGCAGTCCATACAATGGTAAGGATAGCTGCAATAGCTGGTAATAGGTTAGCTAATGTACCAACAACAGTGATGATTGATAGTGCATCACCAATCTGTTTTACGTGTTCGTCTGCTTGGAGAGCCATCACACATCTCCGGTGTTAGTTGACGGAAATGAACGTCCTGCTCCCCATATAATTCTTACTGCACCACCACCGCCAAAACCTCCTCTAGATGGCGAAGCACCATAACCACCACCAGCTCCTCCTCCTCCATACGCTCCACCATAACCAGCATTACCGTTAGCGAAGAATCCGTTTTGACCAGAAGAACCACCGCCTCCAGGACCACCTGCTGTATATCCAACATAATAAACAGAAGCTCCTATACCACCAGCACCGGAAGAACCAAGACCGTATAACCCAACACCGCCACCTCCGCCACCGCCGCCTCCAGATCCTACAAATTCTGAACACCCTCCTCCACCACCACCACCTCCACTACCTGCTGATCCATTTGCGCTGTTCCCATTTCCCCCATTACCGCCGTTCCCTGTATAACCACCTGCGCCGCCAGCGCCATCCAAATATCCAGTTCCTCCGTTACCACCGCCATCACCTACATAACTTCCACCTCCTCCAGCACCACCCCCAGAGTAACCACCAGCGCCACCATATCCAACACAAGTGGTTAAATCTTTAAAGTAGCTGTTACCACCTGAAGGTGCTGGATCGTCAGAAGGAAAACCACCACCAGGATAAAACTGACCTATGCCTCCGGCCCCAACCACAACAGTAATAGGGACGCCAGGGGTCACTGGTATGTTATTTTTCCATCCTAGCCCACCGCCTCCACCTGCGTAGTAAATACCTTGACCGCCACCACCGCCACCAACACAAACCACACAAACTGATTCAACACCTGGAGGAGGTGTCCATATATAAGTACCAGCAGTTGTAAAAACTTCTTGTCCAGGTCTAGCTACACTAGCACCTAAGAAGGCAGGAAGGGCTGTCATTTTACGTTACCTACAATTACAGCAAGCGAAGAAGTTACAAAGAGAATCGTAGCAATTCCTCTAGTTGCAAGTGTTGCTGAAGTCTTTGCTGAACTAATACCGCCAACATAAGCAGTAACAGCACTACAAGTAATTGTCATATCACCTGTGGTGTTATTAAAGATGATGACACTATCACCAGCAGTAAACACAGATGTTGGAACAACAATAGAACCACCAGATTCTACTTGAATGAAATTACCAGCGTCTGCTGCTACTAACGTATACGAAGTTGTTTTTGTAGAACCAGACTTCTGGATACCGCGAACATTACCATCAGCATCAGCAATCGATGTCATACCGCTCATCGTACCGCCAGTAATGGTTACGTTGTTTGCATTCTGCGTACCCATTGTACCTAACGAAGCAATATCCTGCTTAGTAGCAATAGCAGTTGCAATGTTGTCAAACTCAGTGTCAAAGTCAGAGCCTTTGACAATCTTTCCAGCATTACCTGAGGGTAAAGAATCTTTGGCAGTAAAGTTGGTTGTCTTCGTATAGTTAGACATTATTAATCCTCTTTAGGTTTCTTTACCTTAGTAGCCTTTTCAGTTTCTTCTTTCTTTTCTTGTTCTACTTCATCATAGTCAGGATGCTTACGCATCTGTGCTACATCATATTCAAACTCAACACCAATCACATTGTTGGACCACTTACATCTAAAATAAACCATAATGACCTCTATATGTTGAAGGGGCTTTGCAGCCCCTCCGTATTATCAGCTAGGGATAATCAAAGCAACGCCGGACTCATTACGGAGTTCTGCAACACCGTAAAGGGTATCAGCGGTGTACAGCGTAGAGAGATACTCTTGCTTGTACTGAGCTTGTGAGCGAACAGCCATCTGCTCTGCATGAACCATTGCATCCTTGTGGAACATCAAGCAAGCACGAGGAGCAGTACCGGAAGAAGCATAAGCTGTGTCAGCGTTCGTAGAAACAAACACTTTAACACCGTATACATCACCGATCTGACCGTTGCGGATGGTGTTGTTACCACCTTGCTCACCAACGAAAGCCTGCTCAGTGAAACGAGCAAGACCCATCATGGTGTTACGAGCAACAGGAGGAATCAGGAAGTAACGCTGATCCATAGGAACATCGTTGTCATCCAGACGCTGAATGGTACGACGAATAGCAGCATCAGTCAGTGCAGAAGCGTTACCAGCACCAGCACCACCAACGAATGCAGTTGTACCATCACCACCAATGTAAGCAGTGGTCGTACCAGCAACAGAATAGTCACCAGTAGCACCAGCAGCGTGTGAGCCATTGAAGAGACGACCGATACGAACAAGGTCAGTATCTACTTGCGTAGCAAGAGCGTAACCAGCGTCTTCGGTGTAGAAGCGGCGCAGGGAAGCCAATGCTTGCACTTCAACGATGTCCTCAATCAAACGTGAGTATTCGTAGTGCTTGTTAATCGAAACTTGCACTTCGTCTTCAACGTTAGCCTGAATGGTAACGGCAGTGTTAGCAGCTTTAGCAGAAGCAGCACCACGGGTGGGCTTAGGAATGTGAAGCAGATCACCTTTCTTGCCACGCATAGACATCTTGTTGACAAGGTTTGCCATAACAAGATTCTTCTTGTAGGCAGCGATGATTTCATCAGACCAAATTTCCCAGTATCTAAAAAGATACTCCGACTATCGCATCACAGAAGTACTAAAACTTTCTCCTGTGCCTTCTCACTTAGTCTGTGCGGGTCACGCTTCATTGCTTTTAGCTCAGTTATTACAAGCTGTCTTGCTTCATCAGCGACCTGCTTGCCTTTTAAGTTATTCTCCATCCAAAGGAGAAACCTGGCTTGTTCGTGTTTGATATATAAATGGTTAGCAATATTTCGTAAGAAAGGACATACTTGACTGTAACCAACAAGTTCCCAACTTACAGAATCTTGCCAGTTTTCATTCTTACTTTCACGGTGACATAAATAACCACCATGATTAACTTGCAACATATCAAGTATCATCTTTGCATTCACTGCCATACCTATTCTTACTCTCGGTCTGACATAAATACCGTTTGTTACTTGAACATCTAGACAGCCTTCGCCATCAATCAAACCTGCAATATACTTCCAACTTAATCGCTTCATACACCCTCCTAGGTGTGAACTGCACTGTCGGTAATGTCGTGTTCCCTCTGGTTAAGACACCTTACGTTCTTTCCCAGTTATTCAGAGAAGGTTTTACATCCCCAAAATTATAGGCTAGGGATAAATTTATCCGCATTGGTCTTGTTAACGATGGAGGAACTACCTCCAGGATAGGTTGCTGTAGCCATTTTAAATTTCCTTTAAAATTAAGTTTAACGGACACGCCCATCAGCGTATGCCTGCATAATCTCCGGTTGGAGACTGAGGTAACGATCTGGGTCTGTCATTTGAAGCCGAATAAGATCGCTTCGACGATAAATTTTCTTGCTCGTTTCACCAGTAGCGCCATCAAGTGCTACAGTTGCTGCTTTCAACGAACGATCTGTTTGTTCCTGCAATTGTTGAGAAGCTTGATTAACAGTTTCCTGTTTTACCTTCCTCAATGCTTTGAAGTTAGTAAGCAACTCATTTGCAGAATCAAAGTCAAACTGTTGGTCTGCTGCTGCGTATAGCCGTTGACGGACATTAGACTGTTTAACCCACTCAGCAAACTCAGGATCTGAGATAACCTGTGTATAGTCTGGGTGTGTCTGAGCTAGCCTGTTTGCAGTTTGCATACGTGCCATCTGTGCTGCTGCGATCTGAGCTTGTTGCACAGCGGGATGCGTAGCCACTGCTTTATTAACTGCCTTAACAGGATCGGCAAAAAAATCACTATCTTCTTCAACAGCTTCTTTTGCTTCTGCCTTTGGAGCAGTGATTTGCCTCTTGATTAACTCATCAGCAAGTCTTCGAACTTCACCAACTTCTTGTGCTTGACGACCAATAAGCTTCTCAGCCTCTTGGTGCATCCTAATAATATCATCCATTGATTTACCCTTATACTTCTCAGGGATCTCTGGAGCAGGTGTTGGTTTAGCAGCCTCAGCTTGAAATTCATCAACCTGTTCTTCGTTATCAATAGAATCTACAAATTCAGCCATTTGCGTCTCCTAGTCGGGTTAAACCCAATTGTTAGGATGTTAAGAAAATCTAAGTTATCCCTCATAGTAGGACTTAGATTGCGCTACTTTAGATGCCTGTTCGTGTACCTTAGCCCATCGATCTGCTGCTCCAGGAAAAGAACCAGTAATACCCTCTAGTTTGCTTCTTGGTGCTGCTAGTTGTCTTTGTGCTCTTTTACCGCAAACAGGACAAACTACAGTGTTTTGAGTATGCTCAACTAAATGCTCTGTTGTGTGTCCTTCAGAGCATTGAAAATCATTTATAATCCTCATTCGTTAAATCCTCATAGGCTTTTTCTGATACTTCTTTTAGTGTCAGGAGCCAATCTAAGATATCTAGTTGACCTTTTTTAAAGAATAAATTATTAACATCAGTGATTGAAGATACCTTGTTGTATGTATCGAACATACTCTGAGCATCTTCCATTAAGTCTTGCCATCCTGGTTGGGAGAACAAGTCAAATCTGTTTTCGTAGTATTTTTGTAACTTACTGTTCATACTGAGTCAGCACCGATGGAGTCACCACTGATAGAGTCTGCAAAGACAATCTCTAAAGGCTCTATGGTTTCTGTGATGGTTCCAGGATAAGCACCTTCCACCCAGCCTTGGTTCTTGTAAAAGGCCCATTCATATCCTGGTCTGGACGCTGGCTTTGGCGGGATAAGTAGCCACTCAAACCCGTCCCAATACACCTCATGGTCAGCAGGCACGTCCGTAGGCGCATCAGGTACTTGTACCCAACCCTCTGTGCCATCAGTCTCAGGCTTGGGAATACTTCCGTTTTTACTGTAGAGCATGTTTGTCCTTTACTGCACGGGAAATGGCGCTGTTGGTAAGGCTAGAGTATTAGTTCCATTGAAAACCATCTTGCCTGCGTTAGCGCCAGTGCCTGTGGTGTAACGGGCAAATTTAGTGAATCGAAGGTCGTCTATGTAGCCGTTGAAATCTGAGCTTGCGACAGTTTGAGCCGTTCCTACAGCAAATAATGCAGATGGATTTCCAATGGTAATTGCAATGCTAGTAGACCCTATTTGTTGCCCATCTACATATATGTATAAGGTTCCGCCATTTCTTACTGCGGCAATGTGATACCAAGTGCTAACAACAGGAGTCCATGCAGCTTGTAAAACAACATCGGATGAACCAGAACAAACTAACCGCAAACCAGATGGTGAATTAGATGTTGATAAACGTAGTGTATAACCGGCATTAGGTGTTCCGGCAGTAAAATGACTTACTAAACCTTTTTCACCAGAAACGCTATTAAAATTCGCCCACAACTCTATTGTCCAATCACCTGAACCAACATCAAATGCGACATTATCTGGAACCGTCAAATAATCACCCGTCCCATCAAACGCTATAGACCCACCACCAAACTTACTGACGCTTGTGCTGATCTGAGCATTCCCCACCGTTTCCAAGTCATTCTTAGCAGTGGCATCCGTGATACCGGCGTTGGTGAAGTTGAGGAGGAGGGATGTGTTGGTGATTGCTGTTGGTGGTGCGGTTGGAACTGTGTATGTAGCCCCTGAGTAAACGGCAGTGCCTTTAACGACACGAAGATTACTAACATAAGCATTCATAGCCACGCCCAAATTACTGGCTATTGAAAAAGGCGTACCTGTAGACGACTGAGGTGTTCCGCTTATAGCAACGGCAGTTGTTCCAACACCATTTACAAATATAGAAACTCCTGATGATGTTTTTGTAAATGCAACGTGATTCCACTGCAAAGCCTTAACTGTTTCTGTTGAATCAACGCTAACTCCGGCTCCATTAAAGTACCTAAGCCTTACAGTTCCAGAACTTAATGGCCCAAACGACCAATAATCAGTTCCAGCCTGATTAAAGTTTCCGCATAAGACTGGATTTGATCCGGTACTAAAGTTTGTCAGTGATATGGGATAAACCCATGCCTCCACTGTGAAATCAACGGAAGATGTATACCATTCAATTAAATTTGTAGTCGGGCTTGCAACAGTCAAATAATCCCCAGTCCCATCAAAATACCCAGACCCACCCACTGCGGCGGTTGTATATGCTGCTGTAGGGGCGAAGGGAGAGAAGGCGACTACGGAGGGTGAGCCGCTAGTGGTGATGGCAAAAGCGTTGCTGCTATTGTCTATGAAGCGGTTGGATTGGCAGGTGAGGAGAGAAGTTCCTGATACGGCAGTAAGCGGAGATGTAGGAGGAGTAAATACAGAAGTCCCTACTGTTGTGCTAGAAGTTTGATATGCCGTAGGTATTGATCCCTTAATAACACGGAGATTTGAAATATACCCAGGCCATTTGCTTCCTGCATTATAAGCAGCCCCAATAACATTGGCTGTACTGGAAAGATTATTTGTTGAAGAAACGCTTCCTTGCAAAACACCATTGACAAAAAACCTGAAGGTGTTACTAGAACGTGTAATAGCAATATGTTGCCAAGAGTTTTTTGCTACGGGGGTTGATGTAAGTATGTCTTGAACCGTAAAGTTCATAGTCCAATAACCAGTTGTCACTGCCGCTTCTATGGCAAATCCGTTTGTAAATGATGGACTGGTTCGTGAATCAAATGCTGTTGCATAATTGCTATAAGACCCCGTGTAAAAAGACCAAAACTCTAATGTTATGTCGTTAGTTGCATTATTTGTTACACCACCAGAAACAGACAGGTAACTTGATCCATCAAAATAATTCCCCCACCCAGTCTGTGAAAACGGTGAGAACGTACCCTGCGTTGGTGCATTAGGGCCAGACGTTGGGTTGCGGGTGATGGTGAAGTTATTGGTGCTGCTGTCTAGGAAGGTGTTGTTCTGAGCGCCGTTAGTGCCGTTGCCAGGAAGGAGTAAGGTTGTTAAGTTAAAGTAAGGGTCTTTTAGTAAACCTGAAGTAAAACCCCAGGCTCTAGCACAAGCAGCACCTAGTGTAGTTAATATAGGCATAGTATTAAGCGAACTTAGTTTGTGATGCAAAGATGGTAAAGGCTGCGTTACCTGTCTTTACAATACTGTATACATAAGCATCAATACTGGATGCGTTTCCTGCTGTAGGGGCTGTACCTTGTTGCCATTTAGGTGTTACTGATGAACCATCAACCTGCACAACGTTGTTGTAATAGGCTGTAGATCCTTGAGTAACTAAGAATGCAACCGTAAGTGTTTGTCCTGTAGACATTGCAGTGTTCAGCGATGTACCGGACGATGCTCTGAAATTCACAGTCCAGTTAGCAGAAGCATTACTGGTATAGTAAAGAACTGATTGTGTGGTAACATCGTAGTTAATCGTACCTGTGGCTGCTGTTGCTGAGATTGTTGTTGTTTCAGCAACATCATTTAAGATCATTGCTAAAGCACTACTAGAACCAGCAAAGGTTTGAGTACCTGTAAAGGATTGAGCAACACCAAGTGCTGCTAGTGTATCTGCGGATGCTGGATCAGGCAGTGTAATTGTAGCTGAGTTTGCTGTATTAGGGCTTTGTAGTGTGGTTGTACCAGCACCAGAAGCGTTGCCTTGAACTTTAATATTAGACATCTTTTATCCTTATCCCATGACTAACCATCGTTGTCCAGTACCAACAGTGACAGCGATTCCGGTGTTGATTGTTACAGGCCCAACGCTAATGCCATTCTTAGCGGCAGTGACTGTATAGTTTGAAGAAATTGTTTGATCATTCTCTAGGATCGTTGATGATCCGCCGCCACCACCGCCACCACCTGTGGCAGTTAATGTACCAGCAGCAAAGCTTAGTCCAGTACCTATCGTAACGTTGCTAAAGCCACCAGAGCCATTACCGTATAGGATGGATGTACCACTGGTTGGTGGTGCATAATCAGTACCGGATACAGCAGCAGTGAATGCTGAAGAACCATTACCTTTTACGATACCTGTTATGCTTGAAACACCAGTACCGCCATTAGGAACTAATACCGTACCAGTGACATTACCTGCGTTACCACTGATATCACCTGTTATCTTTGAGCCAGCTAAGGCTGTAATCCATGTTGGATTTGAATAACTACCAGTTGTATATACACCATTCGTTACTGTACCAGCATTACCTGTGATGTCAATGCCCCAGGTTCCTGTAACTGACGCTGGTGCAATGTTCTTCCAGTATTGGTTTGCTGAATCATACTGAAGTATATCATTATTGGCAACAGAAGTAATCTTAACATTGTGTAACTCATCCAGTTCCCAACCGTTGTTGATATTCAGGAATAACTCACCTGAAGAGGCATTAACCTTAACAACCCAACCTAGGAATACCGTATGTGCTGGTGCTGATGGTCTTGTTGCTGTAAATCCACCAGCAGTCTGCGATAAGTAAACATCGTCACCAGCAGTGAATGCACTGGTATCAATGCCTCTAATCACACCAAAGGTGGCTACAAAGCCTTCTGCACCGTTAGCAATGTCTTCTGCTGTTACACCTAGTGTAGGTGCGGACAAGGCTTCACTATCTGCGTCAGCAAGCACTACACTGGGTCGTTGTCCTTGAGCACCTGATACAGCAACTACCTTACCTTTTGCAATCGTAGAGCCTGTACCATTGTATACTAAGACAACATTCTCTTGACCTACTTGTAGATCAACATTGTTACCTTTTAGACGTGTAACAAGAGAACCATCTCCACTATCATACCATAGTTTACCTACAGAACCTGTTACAGTGGCTGCTGTATCAAACTGTATGAAGTCTGGTGAGCTAATACCACCAGTAACACTGTCTAGGCTTGTGATGTTTGTGTTAGCACCTGAATTAGCAGCACCTAAGGTGTTGTAGCTAATTGTTCTTGCTACAGAACCATCAAAGGTAGTTCCTGATGCGTCACCACTACCACTATTGTTGAAGGTTACTGCATTGGTTGTTGAGCCACCACCAACAGTATCCCAACCAAAGGAAGTACCATTCCACTTAAGGTAGGTATTCGATGTTATAGGAGCATCAACAAACCCTGTTGTATCTAATGCTGTTTGGTAAACAATCTTGTTAGCAGCACCACCAGCAATCGCTGTTGCAGTACCAGCATTACCACTAATGTTACCAGTAATCTTTGATCCAGCTAGTGATGTAAGCCACGTAGGATTGCTATAGCTCCCACCAGTGCTTACACCATCAGTGATACCATATCCTGACAGTGTTGTTGGTGTTGATGTAATCTTACTCCAATCCAGTGCTGTGATCCATGAAGGATTACTGTAGCTACCTGTAGTGTATACACCGTTCGTAACTGTACCTGCACTACCTAGAATGTCAATATTCCAAGTACCAGTAGCGTTTGTACCTGTGATGCTAGGAGCACCAATGGTGTTGTAGCTGATTGTACGGGCTACAGAGCCGTTAAACGATACAGGTGAAGCTGCGCCAGTACCGCCACTATTAAACGTCACTGAGTAGGTTGTAGTGCCTGTACCGCCACCTCCACCGCCACCACCAGCAACCCAAGATAGGTTACCTTCTCCATCTGTGGAGAGAACTTCACCAGCATGTCCTGTTTGATCTGGTAGTAGTTCTGTGATGCTCATCTGTCCTTGTTTGAACATTTGAACAACAGCATCACTAGCGATACGTGTTACGTAACCAGCATTGATTTGTTGTCCGTTAGATAGTTCAACAACTAACTGATCATCAAAGTCAATGAATACATTGGTAACGCTTACACCATCAACACCATCTCTACCATCTCTTCCGTCAATACCATCTTTACCTGGACGACCATCAATACCGTTTACACCATCACGTCCATCTTTACCGTTTACACCATCCTTACCATCTCTACCAGGATCACCTTTCTTTGTAGAAAGATCTTTGATCTCATTGTACTTAGCAGTAAGTTTCTCTTCAATCTGTTTGAAGGCATCAACGATGTAAGCAGATTTAGTCTTGTTAATCTCCAGATCATGTTTCTGTTTCTCTTCACGAAGACCAGCAATTAACTCTTTCAACAAGAGTTTCTTATCTCGTGAAGAAGCCTGCATTACAGCATCAATAAGCTCTTTAGCCATTGTTGGTCAACTTATCAAGTAGTTCATTGAGCATTTCTTCATCACCAGGCATGACACCTGATTGACTCATCTGCATTTCAACAATCTTGGTATTGTTAGCTAAGTCAGCTTCTTTGAGCATAAGCTCTGCTATTTTGACCCTACGATCAAACTCAGCTTGTGCAGCATCGTCTTGGTTTGGTAAGTTCTTAGACACTGCGGACATTATTTTAGCACGAATCTCATCAGGAAGCAACTGTGCTTCAATCGTTGTCTTCTGAGCCTCAGCAACATCCTTAGCAGCTTTAGCCTGCTTCTCTCGAACAGTGGCTTCAGCATCTGCTAACTGCAACTGTGCTGCTTGCTGTTGTAGTTGCTGTTGTTGTGGATCTGGTTGAGCAAGTTGAGCCAACTGAGCTAACAATGTCTCTTTGTTAGGTAGTGCACTTGTCTCAATAACACCCTGTAGCAACAAAGGAACAATAGGACTATTCGGACCAAGTGTAGACAACAGTGCAAGTATCTGTGCTTGTTCGAACTCTCTTGCTATCATACCCATCGTACCTGTAGCAACAAAGTCAAAGTCTTGTACTGGATACCTTTCAGGACTAAACTGCATGTATCGCCATGCTGCTTTCTGTACAAAAGGAATCAAGAAGTCTTCTTGGAAGTTAACCAACGATCTCTTGTTCTTTTTAATCAGTCCGGACACTGCCATAGCAAGACCAGCAGTGGCTGCTTCACCACCAGATACCTGTGCAGGTAGATTTGCAGTGTCTAATGTACCTGTAGCCTGCAACATCATCCTCTCAAAGACCTGTGCAGACTGTAAATTAGCTGGGTCTGTGTTACCAAACTTGAATGGTGTCAAGATTTCGTTAGGATTACCATTAGTTAGGATGGTTTTACCAGGACGAATCTCAAATTTAGCTCCTCTAGGCAGTCTTGTAGCGTCTACAGCCATCATAGGAGCCGTTGTAAGCCCCAAAGAGTCTAAATGACTACGTAACTGAGCATCCACAGCCTTTTGCATGTTGTAGGCCTTCTCAGCCGTTCCTCGACCCCAAAAACGACCAGGAATTGAGTCAGCTTGGTAAGCAACTACAGGCCTATCTTGCATCATGAACGGGTTTTCTTCAGCCTTTAGCAGGGCTTCTCCGTTCGCAATCACCACCATAGCCTCAACCATGTCTGAATATAGCTCATCATCCTCATAAGCCATGTCATCAGGGTTGTTTAGTAGCTTTCTAGGCACTAAACCGTAGTACCTTAACATCAGAATCTTGTCATTCTGGTAGTATGTTAGGTCTTGATCAGGCTCTAAGTCCGTATCTACAGCAGCATCACCAAGTGCAACTGCTTTGTAGACACCATCTTCCATACCTTTAATGACTGCATGTCTACCTACATACTCTTCAATAGCACAACCCATCGCATCTTCAATGCTGGTTGCATTAGGATCAATAAGAAAGTTCTTAGGATTGATGGGTTTTAGCTGCACAGCAATGCGGTTATTAGCTCGGACACCAATCATAGACAGTCCAGGCTGTGCTGAAGGCTGTGTAGCTGGTGCCATCTCCCTCTTTTGCTTAACAATCAATTCACCGATACCAGTACCGTAGATCTCAGCCAGTGTCATTGTGTTGCCAATAGCTTTTCTGATCTTGTCTTTCTTAAAATCTTCAGACAAACGAGTACGTAAGACTTCAATGTCTTGTTTATTCTGGTCAGCAACGTCATCACTGATGTCAAAGAACTGTCCTTTAGCGAACACAGCTTCTTCAAGATCAGCTTGTTTATTGTCTACTGCTTGTTGTAGGGCAGGGGATATGATCTTTGAACGCTCAGACTGTCTGGTTTTGTCTTCATCAGCCCAGATACCACGCCATAGACGTTCGTATTCCTCCCATCTTGGAAGGTAATTCTCATCCCTGTAGTTTCTCCAGTTATTACACCTATCCATCACAAATGCTACAAGAGCATTCTGAGGTGTTATTTCGGATTCAAATTTCATGTGTTGTTGTCCTAATAGCCTGCTACTTGGTCTAATACTTCAAACTCGTCTTCATCAAGGTTCTGATTCCAGTTTGCAGTCTGAATCTGATCAATATAGCTAAGTGCATCAATCAAATCATCATGAGTCTTTGTATCAGGGAACTGCATTAGTTGGTCTAGGAACTGATAGTTCCAATCACCTTCATTTAAAACAATCCTACCGTGTTCAAAGCGACCTTGTAGTGACCAAACAATCCTATCTGCTTTCTTCTTATTACCGTGTGTTAGTTCTTCAATCCTGGGATAAAACCCATTCCTACGCATCAGATCGTGCATGTAAGGCATCACTGCATTCTTCAGTGCACCTTTCTCTATCCCAACACAACTAACTCTGTAATCCTTTGCAGCCTTTAGTATACGTACTGCTGTCTCTCGGACATCCCACCTACCATGTAATATGTCAGCAACCCACCAGCCTTTAGTGTTAACCTTAACAATGGCTATCGCTGTTTCATCCAGCTTCGAATTCTTCGTCTTGTTCGCTC